GATGACGATGACGACGATGACGATGACGATGACGACGATCTGACCGACGATGACGACGATGACGATCTGACCGACGATGGCGGTGAACTGTAGGGTTTTAAAGTTCGCACATGTATGCGATAACCTGGGTCATGCTGGCGTTGGGTCAGCGACATTAAGGAGATTGACCGATGCTTAGATTGACCAAACCGCAACAGCGTTCTCTCTTGGATAAGTGGCGGTACGCCGACCAGGGGCTGTCGTTTCTGGCGTTCCGGCGGACGGCAGTGGGCATGTTCGGTAGCGATGACTGCATCTTGGTGCCCTGGTGCGGCATGTGGTTGGGTATCGAAACCGACGGTTACTGCCATAGCTAGATCGCGCGGCCCCTTTAACCTCCGGCCCCGGCCCCTGCGCCGGGGCCTTTTTTTAATCTTTTTCCCCTGGACAATATGCGATAACCGCTATATAAATTTTTCATAGCTGTATTCCCAGCTTTTTGAGGAGAGAACGATGAGGATCGAAAACGAGAAGAAAACCCTAAGTGGGCTGCTCGCTGTATGTCAGCAACAGGCTGGCCGAAAAGCGGATTATACCGCTCCCACCACTGAACTGGTCTGCCAGACCGTTCCGACGAGCGGGGGCAATCGTACCCAGGTCGTGCTGGAGGGGAATCATGGGGATCCAACGAAAGTTCTTGAGTGCAACCCCACGGCCTTTGAGCAGCTTTGCTCTAAGGTCAACATAGACGTCCGAACCGCTCGTAGGTTCCAGGAGCATTATCCCAAGGTATTGGATCATGCTCTGAACGCCATCCATACTGCGGAGCCGCGAACGGCATTGTTGCGGACGTTTGATGTTTCCACCGACCATGTTCTGAATCTGGACCCCATGGTCCGCCGGAAATTTGCTGACGGCAGCTTCATAGAGGCACCTAGCTCCACGGGCATGCTCCGCGCCGTCGTAACCAACCGGTTCAAAAGGTTTGATCACCCGGACCTGTTGGGTGCGGTCCTGCCGGTTTTGAGGGACAGCGATGCTGATTGGGAAATCGTGAACGCGGCGGTCACAGATCGGCGTCTGTACGCGCGCTTCAGGAGCCGGAACATAACCGGCGTTGGCGCGGCAGTCGGTGATGCGATGGCCCAGGGCATCGTGATCTCCAACTCGGAAACGGGACACGGTAGCATCAGCATTGCCCAGTTGGTCTGGACGTTGGTTTGCCTCAATGGGATGGAGACCGCGAACAAGTCCCGGTCTACGCATTTGACGTCGGCCCTTGCTGACGGCATTGTCCACATGCTGACAGATGAAAGCAAGCAATTGGACAACGCGGCGCTGAAATCCAAACTGGTGGATATCACGGCGGCATATGCTTCCCGCGAGATGTTCGAGGAGGTTCTTGAGCAATTCCGGACGGCGGCGGACGATCATGTCCGCAATGGCGTCGCCGCTGCCCAGCCCGCCGTGGAGGCTTTGGGGGGGGTACTGAAATTGACCAAGGCGGAGACCAGCAGCGTGTTTGCTGGGCTTTTGGAGACGGTACAGCAGGAGGGATACCGGGGCGAGCCGTTGTCTCGAGCGACCCTGGTCAACGCGGTCACGGCGGCGGCGAAGACCGCCCAGCCTGACGATGTATCCGGTTGGCATCGCCGGGGCGGCAAGCTTTTGGAACTCCCCGCCAATCAATGGAAAGCCATCGCGGAAGTGCCCTTGGCCGTCGCCGCCTAGCGCCTACCTAACCGCGCCGCCCTGGCCCTCCCCCGGCCAGGGCGGTTTCTTTTTGCCTAGACTCCACCGGCGAATAGCGCATAAGATCGCGTATAGGCCCCGCCGTCCTGGCGTGGCAATAATGGGAGTCAAAACAATGTGTGAAAACAAGGTTAGTTATTACGTTTCGAGAGGATGGTACCCTTGGAACGGGTGCACAGGCGCAAAGCCGTATGACTACCGAGAGGTGTTCGTTCCCTGCGGGCGCACGGATCCTCACGGGGAGCGGGCCATATGCCAGGACTGCCAGGATGATCCCGATGTTATGCGTGACATCGATGCTCATGAAGAAACTATTCGCCTAGACAACCAAGCCTCGCATAGTGCGGGTTGGGGAGACTGGTGATGACGGGTTACGCTTGGGACCTCGGCATGTCCAACAATGCGGCGGCGGCATATGAGTCTGGACGGTTCCCGCTATCAAAAATAAGCTTGCATGATTTGCGGCGGGAAGGCTGGACCGAGAGCCTTAAACTGGCGAGGTTCCTAGCCAAGGCGTCCCCGCCGCTCTGGCGCACGTTCGAGTGGCACCATTCCGGCGGCGACTATTTCAATAGGGTGGATTTTTATGACCCGTGCGATTTGGTCGCGGCCTGGGCTGCGTTGTCGCAGGACGATCAGGCGGCATGGCGCGCCAAGGCGCGCGCCCCTGCCGTCGTGGAACCTGGGCGGCGCGTGTCCGGGCATTATCGAACGTTTGATTTTCGGACTCGCCGTCCGACCGGCTGGCAATCTTTTGAAGGTGTCAAGGCGGGCAATTGGATCACGCTGGACTCGGGCCGTCGTAAAAAGTCTACAGGCAAGCACCTGACGTTTCATTATATAGACTAGCTCGCCCGCGCCTATTCCGCCGCCCAGGCCCGCCGCCTGGGCGGTTTTTTTTATTCCTGGACTCTGCTTGCCCCCGGCGCATAAGATCGTATACCGGGCGGCGATTTCCGCCGCGCCAATACAGGAGTCAATCATGGAAGATTTAGCCGCCGCGATTGCCGCGTTGGAGCAATATAAGATATCGTTGTTATTCGAATCCGACGAGGCAACGGATCCGCTGGAGCCAACGCACTTTGCCAAGCACCATTATTTAACGGCGCTGGCACAAATTGAAACCGCCATACAATCCTTAAAATTAGCGGATATTTGGCTGACTCGTGAATTGGGGGACATGCAATGTTAAACTTGATACCCAAGAGTCGCGGATCTAAAACACTAGGAATCGCCGTGACGTACCATTACGAAAGCGGCGCGAAGTTCGCGACGTGCCCGCCTACGTGCCCGTTAATGCCCGCCGATGTCACGGCGGCGGCGGCGGCGTTCGACTCCGATTATGCGGCGGCGGTATCTGTCGCCGTGCCCCGCGATGGATTCGCTTTCACTTTTTCCCACTTTGAGCCGAATCTATGGGCGGACCTATACCGCCCCGGTCGCACGGTGATAAATGCGTCCGCCTCGGGCGTCCGCGAGGCGGCGCGGTATCATAAGAACGGAATCCGGGCGGTCATGGACATAGAGCCCGCCGCGCCCCGGCGATTCAGTTATGGCGGCGTTGACTTCCGAGCTTGTCCGGCGACCTTGGCCAAGCATATAAATTGCAATAGCTGCGGCGGGAGTCGCGGGCCGTTATGCGCCCAGGCGGACCGCGATTATGTCGTAACCTTTCCATGGCACGGCCCGCCCGCCGTACTGGCCAAGGCGGTCGCGACCGGCGCGCCTAAGTGTTACGGGGCCGACGGTCGCGTTGGGATGCAATGGCAAGCAATGGCCAGCGGGCCGGTCAAGCATTCCGAATCTGATCTAGAGCCCTGGGCCGCGACGTTGAGCCCGGGTAGCAGGTTGCGGCATCATGTTGTTGGCGACTTGGGCCGCGCCGCCTAGCCCGCCGCCGCCCAGGTTGCCCGCCGCCGCCCAGGCCCGCCGCCTGGGCGGTATTTTTTTGCGCCCAGGTTGCCCGCCGCCGCCCAGGTGCCCGCCCTCGAACCTGCCCAGGTGCCCGAATCTGGCCTAGGCTACCCTACCCGAGGGGTCCGAGATTCGCTTGTGCGGGCTTCTCTGGGCCTCCGATTTTGAGAATCTGACTCGAATCCATCGAATCTATCGAATCCTAGGGGGATCGAGGGGATCGAGGGGATCGAGGGGATCGAGGGGATCGAGGGGATCGAGGGGATCGAGGGCCAGGGGATCGAGGGCCAGGGGATCGAGGGCCAGGGGATCGAGGGCCAGGGGATCGAGGGGATCGAGGGCCAGGGGATCGAGGGCCAGGGGATCGAGGGGATCGAGGGTCAGGGGATCGAGGGCCAGGGGATCGAGGGGATCGAGGGCCAGGGGATCGAGTTAACTAGGCCACGGCCCGTGACGCGTGGGCCGTCCGATTCGTACCGCGCGCAGGATCTGTACGTCATGTTGGTTTAACGTACACCGCCTGGGATCCGCGCCGATCCGCGCCCGGGCCGCCGGGCCGGTCCTGGGATCCGCGCCAGATCCGCGCCCGGCTGCGCGCAGTTATTCCGCGCAGCCGGGCCCGCGCCGCGCGCAGTTATTGCGCCAGATCCGCGCCCGCTGCGCGCAGTTATTGCGCCCAGGCCGCTCCGGCTGCGCGCAGTTATTGCGCCGATCCGGTCCGGATCCGCCGGTCTGGCACGATACTTGAACCGTGGCCCGTGGACCAAGTATCGCCGCAAGTATTCACGCCGAATAGATTCGGCCTGGCGCCGCCCGAATACTGTGGCCGGCGACCCGTGAATACTTGGCCGATACTTGGCGAATACGGGCGCGCTTCCAGCGAATAAAGTAATCAGGGGCCCGTGGATATCGGGTCGGATCCCGAGTGCGAAAAACGGCGGAAAACTGCCAAAAATCCACGCCGCGGTGCCCCCGTAGCCGCCGAGCACAAGGTGCATGTTTCGCGCAAACAATATAGGGTAAAAACGAACTGGACCTTTTATGCTATAACTCGTATATAAAGAAGCTTCAGGGGCCCCCTTTGGGGGGTAAAAAATTTTTCATTTTCAGGAGGTATGAGATGTCTGAAACCAATAACCCTGTCAGTCGAGTGACCCAAACGGACTTCGAAAAAATTGTACAAAAACGAAACGTACCGAAAGGCGTGGACCGAAAACTCACAGCCATGCAACGCCGGTTCGTGGGCGAACTGGTCGCTAATGATGGTATGATAACCATGAGGGAGGCGGCGATACGCGCGGGCTACGCCCCGCGATCCGCGCATTCTCGTGCGTGGGAGCTTACGAATGTTGAGATATCCCCGCACGTTGTTGCCGAGATCCGGAGGCAGCAGGCGGAATTGGATGCAAAGTATGGCGTCACGTATGAGCGCCATGTCCGGGATTTAAAGGACATTCGTGATGACGCTATACAGAACGGGGCGTACTCTGCGGCGGTACAGGCAGAGAAAGCTCGCGGCTTGGCCCAGGGGGACATTTACGTTTCCCGTTCGGAGGTTCGGTACGGCAGCATTGACTCCATGAGCAAAGAAGAAGTTTTGGCGGAACTGAAGAAGATAGAAGAGGGTTTTAACGATGGCATTATTGACGTCACGCCCGAAGAGGCCGAAGAACAGCCCGAGAACGATGCCAGCGGAGGCGTACACGAAGAGCGAGGGGGGGTTCTGGAGGAAGATGAAGACGGGGATTGCGAAGAGCGAAGCGAACTGGACGATGACGAGGCTGGAGAGTTGGGCACTTCCGGGGGTTCCGGACATTCTAGTTTGTGATGCCAAGGGACGTTTTCATCTGATAGAACTAAAGTACACAAAAGACAATTCGGTACGACTTTCCCCACATCAGGTTGGCTTCTTTCGCAGACACGAACATGCCAGCGTGTGGCTTTTTGTTCGGCAGGAACTAAAAGAGGGCACACCGCGACTTTTTTTATATCCCCCCGAAGCTGTGATACCGTTGTCCATGGACGGCGTAAAGGGAGCAAAGCCTGTGGCCGAATTTGAGGATCCGTTGGATTGGACCCGTATAACCGAGGTCGTTGAGAATGAGTACTAGCTTCCAGGGGCCCCCAGAGCTTTTTGATAAGAAGCTGAAGCTTCAACTGCGCTTGGCGCAATTGGAGAAGGTGGACAAGTGCCGGGACAACTTTTTGGCTTTCGTTAGAGCAATGTGGCCGGATTTCATCTTTGGCAACCATCATGGGATCATTGCGGAGAAGTTCGAGCGCGTAGCCAAGGGCGAGTTGAAGCGCCTGATCATCAACATGGCCCCACGGCACACGAAGTCTGAGTTCGCCAGCTTTTTGTTTCCCGCATGGATGATAGGGCTTAACCCAAAACTGAAGATCATCCAGGCGACGCACACCACGGAGCTTGCGGTAAACTTTGGCCGGAAGGTGAAGAACCTTCTGGAGGAGGAGGACTACAGGGAGATATTCTCAGACACGCAATTGTCGGTAGACAGTAAAGCCGCTGGGCGGTGGGACACGCGGCAAGGCGGCATGTACTACGCCGTGGGCGTTGGTTCGAACTTAGCTGGCCGTGGCGCGGACTTACTGGTCATAGACGATCCGCATTCGGAGCAGACGGCCATGTCCAATACGGGCTTTGACGACGCCTGGGACTGGTACACTGGCGGTCCTCGTCAGCGGCTTCAGCCTGGAGCGGCAATTGTTTTGGTCCAGACCCGTTGGTCAGAGAAGGACATGACGGGACAACTGGTACGCGCTCAGATGAAGGACCCGAAAGCGGACCAATGGGAGGTAGTAGAGCTTCCTGCGGTTTTGCCGTCCGGGCAAGCTTGTTGGCCTGAGTTTTGGTCGATAGAGGAACTTAATAGCGTCAAGTACTCTGTACCGCCATATAAGTGGAATGCCCAGTACCAGCAGAACCCTGTTGGCGACGAGATATCGATCCTCAAGCGGGAGTGGTGGCGGCTTTGGGACAAGGATAGTGTTCCTGACCTTCAATACGTCATTCAGAGCTACGACACGGCGTATAGTAAGCGGGAGACGGCGGACTTTAGTGCGATAACGACGTGGGGGGTGTTTTATCCTGACGAGGTGGGGGGTCCGCCTAATTTGATATTGCTGGACGCCAAAAAGGGCCGCTGGGAGTTTCCTGAATTGAAGGCAATCGCGTTGGAGCAATATAAGTTTTGGGACCCTGAGACGGTCATCATCGAAGCGAAAGCGTCGGGGCTTCCTTTGACCCACGAGTTACGAAATGTCGGCATTCCTGTGGTGAACTTTACGCCTAGTCGCGGTAATGATAAGTTATCGCGGGTCCACTCTATTTCGCCATTATTTGAATCTGGTGCAATCTGGGCTCCTGATGAACGGTGGGCAGAAGAGGTCATCGAAGAATGTGCAGCTTTTCCCAACGGGGAGTATGACGATTTGGTGGACAGCACTACACAAGCTTTAATGCGCTACCGGCAGGGCAATTTTGTCCAGCTTCCGACGGATTACCAGGACGACGAGCCACGGCCCGTGAAGTTTGAGGCGTATTATGGTTGACGACACAGATCCTGCTGGCGGCATGACTGCCGATCAGAGACGGCAGGTCGCCGCGTATGGCCCCTCCGGCTTGGGCACGTTTTGGAAAGACCTGCAAACAAACAGAGCGCCTCTTATTGCTGCCGTCCAGGACCAGCGCCTCGGTTCATATCTTGTGGACGAAGGCGGAAAGCTGTGGGACGCTATTCCCAAGCCCTGGGAAAATCCCGACACGACGCAGGCCGTTTTGGACACCACGGCACTTCCTGCTAAGGCTGTGGTGGGAATGGGCAAGGGCCTTGGTAGCATCATCAAGGAAGCGGTAACCAACCCCACGCCGAAAACCTCAGCGGAAGCCGCCCTTTCGGTCGCGGGCCTCGGTGGCGGGCTAGCTGCCCTCGGCGTCGGTGCCAAGCAAGCCCGGTCCCTGGGCATGTTTATTGGCCCACATGGGGCGAAAAATCTTGGTAAGGACGTGTCTGAGAACCTCGAAAAAGCCAAGATAATGGAGAAGAAGGCTGATTCAAATGCAGACCCCTTCTGGCCTACTGTTGCTGCTAGTAAGAATAAGGCTTTAAATGAGAACCTGAGAACCAACTATGGCTGGCACAAAAACCCTGGGGATAATCTTTGGCGGTTGGAGATCCCTACTGCTGAGAACTTGAAGTTTAAGAGTGAAAAGTATGGTGTTGGACTTGAGGATAGTTCGGATGGACGTTATCGATATAGCAACCCTACGACAAAGTCCCCTTTACGTTGGGACGATATCCTCAGCTTTCCTGATCTAGAGAAAGCGTATCCTGCACTTAAAGGCATTCACCTGGATGTCACTATTGAAAGAGGCAGAAAGGTTCCCACGGGAAGTCATAGACCTGCTTTTCAAAAGGCTCCAGCAAGGATAAAGGTAACCGCAGCCCCCGAAGACATTAAAAGTGTAATTCTGCATGAATTGCAGCATTTTATTCAATATCAAGAGGGCTTTGCGAAAGGGTCCGGTCCAAGAAAAATGCGAGAGCTTTTTAAGGACGGCAATAAAAAGAAAGCGTCGGGAACTCCTTTGCCCTACGAGTTACAAGAGGTACAAAAATGGTTTAAGGATGCCAAGGTAGAACTAAGGCAACTTGCTAAAGAGCATTTGGCAACCGCTCAACATATGGAAGAACGTCTTCCGATTGTGAAGGATCCCAAGAGGACCCTGGAGGACAGGGAAAAAATACAGACACTACGAGAAGATGCGGAAAAAATCGAAAATATTTTAACGAGGTCGGGGGCAACCTCTAGCAGTTTCAAGGACGCCTATAAGCAAGAGATGGATACTCTTGCCACATGGATCTATGCAAAACATGCCGGAGAGGTGGAGGCTGGAATTGTGCAGGCGCGTATGGATCTTACGCCGCAGCAAAGGTTGGAAACCCCTCCTACAGAAAGCCGCCATCTTGGTCAGAAGACCATTCCATATACGGCGGAAGCGAAAAGATTTCTTGAGCGTTTGGAAATTCCTGAACAGATAGTGGTAGGTGTAGGGAAAACCAGCAGAGCCCACGGCGGACCCGTCTACGCCAGCGAACTTTTGCACATGGCAGAAGGGGGGTCCTTGCCACCTTGGCCTCCCTCTCCGCTTTATCATGTGACGTTTTCTAAGAACCTTCCAGATATTCAAGAGAGGGGACTAAACCCTCTTTCGCAAAGTCTTTGGAATAAAGAGGCAACAGGAGCGCGATATCAAGACCAGCCCGCTGTATTTTCTTTTAAAGATCCCGAAGAAGCTATGCGCTGGGCATTCAAGATGGGTTATGAATTCGATGTTAAGGACAATTCGGAAATTTCTATTATAAAACTTCGGGGAGGAGGTAAGTGGGAACCGGACCCGGCAGCGGGAGGACTGGAAGGGTTTCGTTCTGGAGTGCGAACCTTGCGTCCTGTTTCGCCTAGCGAAATCCAGGATGTTATGAGCTTTCCGGATCCGGTAACTATTAATGAGGAATTTCAACGTCGGGTTCCAGGTGGACGAATAGATGAGTGGGTTAAGTTTTATGGTTCTCGACTGAAGTCTTTAGGTGAGGAGTCCTCTGGATCGCGGCCCAAGGACCCTTCTAATTTACCCGCGCTTATTGCCAAGACGGCGGCTTTGTCCCTGCCTGACGAACCACGGCCCAAGGGCAAGGGTC